CAATATACCAAAATCAATAGCAAGGGTGCCTTTGTGTGAACCAATATCCATCGCTTGACTAACCCAAGTTTTTGTTAGTGGAAATAATGCTCTTTGCATCTTAACCAACTCCTATTTCAGTATTAACATCTTTTTTAATTTCAAATAATTTACCACTTACTAAATATACACCAATTAAACCTATTATGATACTAACGCTATCTGTTATTTTATCTAAATTCCAACCCCATATTGGGCTTAAACCTATAATTACTGCATTTATAAATGCTAAAATATTCATAACATATTTACTAACGATTTTTATTTTTTCAATCATAGTTTTATCTTTCATATCATAGTCCTCCTTATGATTATTATACCATAAAAAAGAGAGAGTGTAAATTCACTCTCACTCTACTAACCACACACTTTCGGCTTCGGCATTTCGACAATCTGTTGTATCGTACACGACTCCTCGTTTTGAACAAACAATATGCCCAGGCATTGTTATCAATAAGGTATTATTTGGAAACATACCAGATATATATCCTACACTTCCTCTAATCTCAGGAAGTCTTTGATATGTTCTATCTAAATAATCTTGTACGAAATCTCGTTTATCAAACAATGTTCCTTCATATTGTGCTATATCGCTCAAATAATCGTATACGTAATCCCAAGATTTATTAGTTGCACACGAAATTGCACGAATCACGCAGTCGTCAGTGTATCTATTTACTGCGTTTGCATTATAATATTTATACATTATCTCATACTATTTTGAAGTACTTGTCTTAGTTCTTGTTTTTGTTGAGGGCTATCTGCTTCTTCGTGTAGAACTTTAATGAAATCTTCTAAAGCCTTAATCATGTAGTGGAAACTCTTATCTGTTTCTTCCCCTGCTCCATATCTATTACGACTTTCTTGGTATCTATTATACTCTCCAGATATTCTACCAAGTTCTTCTTCTCCACGGTATCTAGCATCTCTACCACGTCTACCATAACTATCTCTACCATATTCGCCATATCCATCACCATAATTACTGTACCCGTAATTACTATGAAGAACATTTCCATATGCACCATAATTATTCATATTTTTGTCCTCCTTTGACATATGCTTTATTTTTGTTAATTTATATAAATTTTCTAAATTACTTGTAGTAATTCCGCTATCTATAATTTCTTTTATTTTTTCATCTACTTTTTCAATTATTTTTTCTTCCATATGCTAATCCTCCTTATTGCTTTTCATTATGCTATCTTTTTAATGATTAAATTTGCGTCTTTTACAGTAGGTATTTGAGTAGCCACTACAGGGTCAGTCACTCCACCTATCGCTGCTAATGAACCAATACTTACCACGGTATTAACTCTAGGACAAATTCTAATTATTTTAGTAAATGAAACATTAGTGTATACTCCAGCCGTTGTTATTTCAGCATCCATTTCAGTACCCTCCACGTCAGAACCAGTACTTGTTTTTAATGCTAAAGCCACTTGACCTACAGCATCACTGCTAACATTCGCATTGAATGATATTTCGAATGTTCCTCCGCCTATGATAGTAAAATCACTACCTCCTGGTATGTATTGAAGCCACCCGCAACAATTAGCAGTTCTTCCACGTAAATCAACAATATCAAAATTTATATTATCGGTATTTGAGGTTAAAACTTCGGGTGTAATTTGTAATGTTTGTATCATTATTAATCTCCTTTCTTAATAAAAGAGAATAGAACTTGTCTATTCTCTATGCTACCGACATAAATGTCGGTAACCTTTAGCAAGTTCTCGTAATCGAGTTTGTCGTATTCGACCTTATGCTATTAAATCAAATTTGTTGAGTAGTAGTTATTTCCACAGCCACATCCATTGTTTCCGTTGCACGTAAAAATCGGAATTCTGCCATATATCGGTGTGCTTTCTATAGGGCAATCACGAAGACGTGCATACGTCATATCCACAATATTTGATGTTTGTTGCACTTGACTTGCAGCCAAATCCTTCATTAACACTTGACGCTCTAATTCTGCTATTTTAGAATTTTTCTCGTCTAATTTATCGGCTGATAATTGGTCTAAAATACGCTGCATTCCAGCAACTTGAGAAGCCACAATTCTTTGAGTTGAATCTGCTAAAGCCGCTCTATCAGCACAGTTTTCTGATAAAATGGTAGCGTTTAAATTAGCAATACCCAATCTGTTATCTGCACTTGCAGCACTTAATTGTGTACTTAAATTAAACATTTGTTGCATATCAGCCATTTGACGGTTATTAGCACCAATCTCAACTCCGTGGAATCCGTTGTTTATAGCGGCGATAACATCACTAGTTGACGTACACATTTGGTTACTGATTCCCGCAAGGGCATCCCTAGTACCTTCTAATTGATTAGATAAATGTAACGTGTCAAACCCATTATTAGTGTTGTTCATGATTTCTTTTTGACCATTACTTAACCAAGCATAGCCATTATCAAAACCATTATTTCCAAAGAATCCACCATTACCATTGTTTCCATTCCAAATCAAAGCCAAAAGTACTATTAGCCATATAGCATCTCCACCAAACATACCATTACCGAATCCTCCACCGAATCCACCCATCATTGGGTAAACTGGGCAAGCAAATCCAGAATTATTGTTTGTTGCCAAATCAACTGTAGGAACAATTCCCGAACTTCCATTCATAGTATTTTTCTCCTTTCTTCGTATTTATATCTAACTCTGTTTAGAGTTGATACCATATTTACTTAATTGCTCATTAGAAATACCAAACCCATTAGCAAATTGAGCGAATTGTTGCATTTGTTCTGGACTATATTTACCCGTAAGTTGCTTTAGCAAGTCTTGTGGGTTTGCTTGAGCCTTTTGAAATTGCTGAAGTTGTGCCATTAAATTTTGTATATTCATTCACACATTCCTCCCTATATAAAGTGTCCCATATTTTGACTTAGTAAAAATGCAAAATAAAAGAAGTTACATCAATAGTAAAGTTTTGCATATTTGCAAATTATAATAACTTTGATATAACTTCTTTAATTTCTTTATCTCATAATTAATTGTTCTTACACTTACACCAATTTCCATACTTATTTTCACAATAGTTTCTCGATTTATAAGCATATCTAATATTTTGATTTGCTCATCCGTTAAGGATACGCTCTTAACGAAATCATTATAAATTGCTTTTATTCGCAGTTTCTCTACCATACAATGCACCTCTTTGCCGCATATAATACCTCATTTTTTCTAAATCACCATGCAAAAATAATGCAACAATTAATAACATTTAATAACATTTAATAACATTTAATAACAGTTTTGCACAAAAAAAAAAAGACACTTACATAAGTGTCTTTGTTAAATTAAATATCTTTTTTCTTTTTCTACAGATTGTCATTTCACTGCATCGATTATCAATCGCCAACTCCTTTACTGTTTTACCATTAACTATATCAGTAAGAATCTCTTTCTCACTTTGACGCAATATTCTACTGCTCATAATATAATTATAGGCTTCTGGCGAATAATCAAAATAATAGGTATTTCGTATAGCCCCCAAGTATAACACCCCCTGTTGATTGGGTATTATACTATAAACATTCTTAGTTGTAAAGACTTTTATATTAATTTTTGTTCTCGTAAGTCTTCATACATATCATCTACATATGAATCCCCACCATATTCGTTGTACTCTTTCTTTGCTTCTTTAAGAATACTTTTTTGTTCTTCATTAGGTATATAATCTTTATTTTGAATTTTAGACATTTCTGTTATAAGAAATCTTTTTAAATCATTTAAATGTTTTTTATCTAATTTTTTATTTAAACGAATATCATCGTCTTTGCTTTCTTTTCGTAAACTATCTAATTTAGACTCAATAGTTTCTTGTTTAGTTTTAGATTTATTTTGAATTAGCACCCCGATTAAACTTATTATTGCAACACCTAAGGTTGCTATCAAATTATAAATAGCATCCATTTAATCCTCCTATACATCTAGCAAATATACATCACCAGCGGTTGTAGTAGTACATTCTGTAGTTGTAATACCTATAATTTTATTTGTTGCAGGTGAAACTGTTATTACTGACCCAGATTCTTGATTTATATTTAAAGCATTATCTATAGTATATAATCCTATATGATAACCGCATAAAAGTATAAATTTATTATTACCTAGTGGTTGGGCTAAGTCAAATCCGCCATAAATTCCAAAATCAGAATAATAACTTGGGACATTAGAAAGCGTTTCTATTAATGCTGGCTCTCCCGCTGTAATAGAATTTGAAACATCTATTATTCGAGCGTACACCGTCGGTTTATCCATATGATATATAAATACAAATGCAGTATTAGATATTTTATGCAATCCAAAATAACCATAATAACTGTTAGTAACATCAAGACTCTCTCCGAGGTCTAGTTGATTTATTACTGTTTTATTATACGAACTATCTAATGTAAATTCTTGTACTACAGTGTGCTCTGCATTATCAATAGTAGTATGCCCAACAACTATGTGCTTGTTATTTATATGAATATATAATGTATTACTTAAACCAAATGAATGATACGAACCAACTCGTGTATATGATAAATTATTAAGGTCAAATTGTGCTATAGCATAAGAATTATTATTATGAGTATATAACAATTTATTTGAGTCTAATAAAATTTTATTATAAACATTACCGCCATTACCCATAGATATCGCCATAGTACTTCCAGAAGTAATCGAATAATCGGTTTTATTTATTTTCCAAATTTTACTATTACTATTATAACTATTATCATTAACGTGCAAATACCAATAATCAGCATCTTCCATAACTAACACATACCCATTAAAATTACTACCTGATGGGTATAATGGGAAATCATTTACTACAATATTCCAAATATTATTTTCATTTAACTTTACAATCATTCCGTTAGGGTATCCCATTTGTGCTGAATGAACAAATAATATCGTAGAGTCATCTAATTTTTTAAGAATTCTATTATCATAGTAGGCACCCCCCATAGAAAAGCGATTCGCATATTTTATAATGCCATTCTCAGTAACTTGTATTGTATATAAATACCCTCCGTTTCCATCTCCCCCTTCATAACAATATATATTATCTCGTAAATGAATTAAGTTTGTGGTGTGATGCCTAGTATAAGTAGTCGAAGAACTTTCTCCATTCAATATTCTAACATCTGAGGTATCATACACAGTATTTAATTTAACAAATGTACCAGCAGCGACTGTCCCACTTGTTGCTTTATAATTAACAAGTCTACCGTTTTGTATATCTAATCCACCTTTAATATTACTTATTGCTGTATCAAATTCACTAGCATTAATAGGATTTTCATCACCTGTTTTTTCTCTTATTGCATCAGCAACATCCGTTAGGAAGTGCCCTAATGTATCTGTTCTAGCCATTAATAACTACCTCCTAACGCATCTGTTATTGCAGCAGATATTGAATCGTCTACGTATTTTTTTGTTGCTGGATTATAATCAGATGTAGGAGTATAAGATTCTGAATTATCTTTAGTAATATAATTACTTAAATCTTGAGTATATCCATTTGTTACAGTATACGTAAATGTATTTCCATTTGTATATGTAATCGTATATGTGTCTACTAAACCAACTGTGCTTGTTTTTTCAATTCTTGAAATTCCATTACCCGTAGCACCTGGGTCACCTTGAATACCTTGAGGACCTCTAATATTCCTAGAAGTAGGATTGACCAAGCCTCCGTTATTTGTCCAAGATAATATGCCATCTGCACTTACCCTTGGTGTAAAATATGGACCAACCAATGTTGCTAACCATTCTTCTTCTGTACCCGTATATCCATGCTCTACAGCCAATTCATACGCTGATTTTCCAGGTAATCCTCTATCAGCAAACGGTAATTTAACTTTAATTTCATACTTATTAATACCAGTATCTATTTCTGCCATTAATCAGTCACCTCCCATACAATTTCTAATTCTCCTTTTACTAGAGTATAAATATCTTTATTTATTGTTTTATACTGTACGTCATAATAATATGTTCCTAAACGTACTTCTGTGTCTGTTGGCGATAAATATAATATGATTTTCCCATCTTCTGTAAGAATCATTTTCTCACTATGAATATCATATTCTGTTTGCTTTAAATTTCTTCGTGCAGAGAAAACAATTTCTTCGCCTTCTTCAAACATAATCTCGTCGCCTTCATCATCATATTTGGTAACAGTTAGATAGAAACTGTCACCTTGTACAATTTGAATATTTTTTTCCTTCATTTTATCCCTCCTTTATTGTTTTATCGCTATCCAATTAAAAGTTATATTGGATGCACTATTTAGATTGGTTAAACAATATGCTTTAAACTCAGTAGTTGTAACACTTACAACAGAACCTGAGTAACACGCCCCTGTAGCAGTACCATTCACACATGGAGTTAATACTACTATTGGTGCAGAACTAAATGTTTTATTAAAAAATACCGTTGTATCACTTGAACTATTTAATATGCAGGTTCCACAATCTATATTTCCAGCAATAATATTTGGTGTTGTGATTTGAGTAGGTTCCATA